ACGTAAATGACCTTATCGGGAACGAGACGGTGGGCAACAACCGCTATTTGTATCTCGATGGCGTCCATCTCAGCGATGAGGGCAAGCAGTTTGTCGGCGAGCAGATCACGCAGAACATCGTCCGAACCTATCCTCATCTGCATGCTCGCCGCCGCCTGGGCAAAGGGCTGACCACGATCGATGGCATCAACGCCAGCAGCGCGCCCACCCTTTTCGAGCTGGCGAAAGAGGGTCCGGCGGGCTGGACCACGGCGGCAACCGGAGACACCGCCATCCCGCTGAATGTTTGCGTGGACATGTGCAAGCTCGGCGCGACCGGGGAATTTTCCGTAGCCGGGAACACTCCGCTTTACATGGACGGGGCCAGCGTGGTCGGTCACTACATTGTAGCCAGCACCACCACGTCGGGCTACGGGCACGACTCCGGCTATACCGTAAACTCTCCACCGCCGCCGCCAGGTTCCGGCTGCCTGGAATATCTGGGCATCGTCACCACAGCGGCGTCCGGCGCTGGGCAGATCGGAGACTTCAACGCTTCAAACCCGTTTCGGCCTTGCGCATCGATTGTAGGAGCGACGTCGCCGATTACTATCAGCAGCGGTCTAGTTCAGTTAAATAATTCTTCGGGAACCGGCGTCACCAACGTTCCCGATATCCAATATGCTCCAGCAGATACAATTGTCACCACCACATCCGGAATGAGCACCGGCTGTATCAGCACCATTAACATAATCAAGCCGACTGCGGCCACCCACTACGCCTGCAAGTTTGACGTTTCGCAAACCGTTGCCAGCGCAGGCTGCACCACTCAGGCCACGATTGCCAACCAGCTGAATTGGATCGATAACTTCTCGGGTCTGACGGTGAGTGGGAACAACAACATCATTATGGCCAACAGCACTCTGGGCAGCACCTCGCTCGCTAACGCCAATCTGACGTCGGTTGGCACCACCCTTACCATTGCGGAGGTATGGCGCGACCTGGGTGCGGGCAGAATCTACGATGCCGCCAACGGACAGGTTTCCTACTGCACCAATGTTGTGACCCCTCCGGTCGGCTGCTCGACCTATCCCGTGTTCGAAGTTGCGGTGACGTGTACGCAAGATCGATGATCAAGTGTGGTTCCGGTTTAGTTTCCAAAGCACCAAAACCTATGTTTTTGCGTTACTAGGAGTTCTCAAAAAATGAAGAAACTGTTGATTCTTGTTCTTCTATTTATGGTTGTCGCCGCAGCCCAAGAGCCGGTCCCAACACCGCCGCACGTGTACATCGATACCACCTGGAATGCGCCGAACGGTCGCATATGGTCCCCCCTTACCGCCGCTCAGTTGAGCCTCGACCTTATGCAATCCTTTCCCGGCGACACCATTGTTCTCCACGCCGGCACGACCTACAGCGGCAACTTCACACTGCCTTTGAAGCCTAACCCGAGCGGCCAGTGGATTTACATCGAGAGTTCAGCGCTATCCAGTTTGCCGGCTCCGGGGACGAGGGTTGCTCCCGGCAACACCCCGAACATGCCGACAATTACAACCACCAATACCAGCGCCCCGATCAATTTGGCGCCTGGCGCAAACCACTATCGCCTGGTGGGATTAGAGATCACGTCCAATTCGACCCAGGGCGGCAACCCAAGCAACAATCCGCCCAGCAATAACTTCACATACTGTCTAGTCTGCTTAAACGTCAACCCTGTATTGGGAGTAGTTATTCCTGACTCGATAACCATTGATCGCGACTACATTCATGGCTCGCCCACCCAGGATGTAGGCCAGGGCGTGCAAGCCAATGGCAGCAACTTCGCCGTCATCGACAGCTACATTTCCGATATCCACGAGAGTGTCTTTGACTCTCAGGCAGTACTTGCCTTCTGGACCCCAGGTCCAATCAAGATCGTTGATGACTACCTGTCTGCCACCACGGAAGACGTGATGTTCGGCGGTGCTGGTGGCTACAACGATCCTTATATTCCTTCGGACATAGAGATTCGCCGGAATCTTTTCTTCAAACCTCTAACCTGGGAATCCTGCGGCGCTGGCGGAACCGTGCCAGCCGGGGAGCAACTGGCGAATGGGAGCACCTGTCCGGTGGGGACTAATAATCAGTGGGTTGAGAAGGACAACTTAGAATTCAAGAGCGCGCAGCGAGTGGTGGTCACCGGCAATGTCTTCCAGAACACCTGGATGAGCGCGACAACCGGGACGTCTGTTGTTTTCACTCCACGCACCAGCCAAAGCGGCAACATCGCTGTCGTCGATGACGTTTCGTTCCAGAGTAACCTCCTGAATAACGTTAATTCCGGTATTTCGACGCTGGAGGCCGACAACAATTGCGGTGCACCCTTCGGCTATCCGCAATGTACGAATGCGGGAGAAAGCAAGCGGCTGTGGATTGACAATAACCTGATCTTGCTCAGAGACACCCAAGACACTTATCAGCATGGGGCCCTCAAGCTAGACGGCGGCTGCAGCGGATGCGGTCCAGTCAATGGTAGCTTGCCGGGGGAAACTGATTTTATTTTTCAACACAACACCGTGCTGATGGCTGATAGCTCGGTTCTTTGGAATTCTGCTTATTTTAGCTTGCCTCAACTTTCGTGGGGCTGCACCCCTCCGCAAGGCTACTCCTCGACTCACAATGTTTGGGTTCTCGACAACGCGATGACGCGGCAGGCAAATGGTGATTGCGGTGAGGTAACTATTTATGGCGGGATAGTTGGATTAGGCTATTACATGGGCGATCCGGCTCCTCTGTCTCCCCGTTTTTATGGGAATGTGATGTTCGTGCCCAGCGGTGATCAGCAACAAACTTGGCCGGGAACGTCGAACGACGCCACCACTACTCCTTTCACCTATGTAAATCCCGGAGGAGGTGACTACCGGCTGCTCATTCCGGATTGGAGCGCGCACACAACCGATGGCACGCAGGCTGGTATAAACTACTCAACCCTATGCGCGACGAGCGTGTGCGGCGCGGGCGGCGGCGGCGGCACACTAACTATCGCCACCACCACTCCACCAACTGGAAACCTGGGAGGTGGTGTGTATAGCTACCAGCTACTAGCCTCAGGCGGCAGTGGCGTCTACGCTTCTTGGACTATACTTAGTGGTTCGCTGCCTGCAGGCGTAACCCTCAACACCAGTACCGGGCTTATAACTGGCACGCCTACGGCTACCTGTACCTGCAGCGCACTTATACAGGTGACAGATAGTTTGGGGGCCACGGCACACGCCACTATCAACATAGCTGTTGCGCCTGGAATCCACGTAAGGAACGAGCCGAATGAGATTTTCCAGTACAGCAGTACAGTAGCGCTCCTATCTCTAAAAGAAAGGCGGAGTAGGCTTGGCCATAAGCCGAACGTTGTAGGTGTACATTTGGAACCTATTCTTGGGAACATTCTCAGTGCGTGCTAGCCTTGGAGGCCAAATCATTCTAATGGTAGGCGGAGTTTCGTCTACACTACTGCTAGCCGGTATACTTTGGCGGCTACTATTCGCTCTGATACGTTATGTTCAGTGGTTGAACATGGCTATCATCTATGTAGCCAAAGAAACCGGCACACCATTACCGAGAACACTCATTGATCAGTACCACGTTTTACCCTTTAACGGTAAACCATTACACACACTGGTGCGGGATTCAGAGGAGCAACAAGAAGATAGTGACGAACGTATGGACCCCCCAGCAGCGTCTCGTCGGAGTTAGCAATGACGATGGACGATCCCCAACCCAACAAGCCGTACACGATACGCGATATCATCCTCACCGTGGCGTTGCTGGCTTCGTGGCTACCGGCCATTGGGGGTTACTTCAAACTGAGCAACGATGTCCAGAACATCAAGGAAGTGTATGTTTCCAAGGATCAGCTCGCAATAGAGGTCCAAAAGAATCTGGGCGACCAGGGGATCAAGGCGATTCAGATTCAGAACCTTACCGAAGCGCTGAAAGATAACAACGAGCAGTTGGTCGCTTTGCAGTTGGAACTGAAACAAATGCGATTAGAGTGGTCGAATTACCGGAGTCACAGGTAAAAGAGTAAACATATCGTGGAGGAGCATGACAGAAAAATACGTAAGAAGCATATCACGCCAATTGCTTGGGCAGTTGTGCCACGCTAATGGACCAGCGCTTGAACTTGCTGAGTCCGTTGACACATCTAACGGCAAGCCCATTGACGGTGTACGCCTGTTGTGGGCGCTGTGTGGTGTGGAGAGCAGCTTTGGTGCTAACATGGCACCGCGCCACGAGCCTAGTTGGGACAAGGGTGGTGCCTTGTACACCGCAAGTACAGATTTGCAGGAGTACATTGCCAAGTACCCCTATGACGGTGCCTGCAGCTACGGCCCGTTGCAAGTCATGGCCTACAACCTGCAGCCCTATACACCAGAGCAGTTAGCGGCCGACCCGGCGCTAACTTTTGCAGCTAGCATTAAGTTTTTCAATCACTATGTAATTGAGCATTGGAAGGACAAAACTTTGCACGACATTTGTGACACTTGGAACGGTGGAAACCCCAAGGCCAAAATATCGCCTGCATATACCACCCACGTTGTTAACTACTACAATGGAGGGGTGGTGCCTTGCTAAACAAGATAAACCTATGGGTTGTTCAACACAATCTTTCAGCGCATACGTTTGTCAGTATCTACGGAATGTTTACATTGTTCCTAGCGGCTGATGCAAGCGCACGCGGGCAGGTGCTAGGATTCCTAAATGAGCACCCGTTCTATTGCCTGCTGTTTAACTTTGCAGCATTTGCCTACTCACGCTATGCTGGTGGGCACAGCACAGAAGGCCAGCTGGCGCAGCTGCAAGCTACGCCACCCAAACAAGTAGCATCTGCCGTGGTAGCTATAAACGCAAGCTCGCCTGAAGGAGCACCTCTGGTAACTGCAGCGGTGCTAACAGCCACACCACCCAAGCAACCCACATAAACCCCACAAAGAAGTGGCCACCCACTGTGTGCCGTGTGCCACAGGAGAAAACACAAGCTATGAAAACTATTTGCCTTATCGTAGTAGCCATCGTTGTACTGCTGGCAGGTACCGCGTGCAGCGCGCCAACCCTGATGCAGGATATTGTATCTGCATCCGACATCGTGGTTGTCATTGCCGACCCTGCCATTGCGCCCCTGGTTGAGCAGGCTGCGCAGTCCATTGTCTGTGCCGCTGCACCCGGCACAACCACCGAAAAGATTGACAGTTGCTTGGCTGCAGCGCTGCAGCTGTACCAAGAGGCAGCTACTAAGGCTAGCCCCAAACAGCAGGCTTTGGTGCAGGCCGTAGTGCTGGCCATTGAGAGCTTCATTACCGCGCAAGCCCCGGCAGGCACCATTACTAACTCCAGTGGGGCTGTGATTAAATCTGCTGCCAAGGCGCAAGTCAGGGGTAGCGCAACCCTTACTGCAAAGCAATTCAAGCAGCAGTTCAACGCTGCTGCCAAGATTGCCGGTACCAACCGTAGGCTGTAAGAAAGGACATACACAAAAGTGAACCCACTTGTAGTTTCGCCAGCTGGCCGTGTGTACGGCCAGCTTAGGGACAGCGCTGACACCCGTGACAAGATACTGCGCTTAACTGGTACTACTGTGCAGCCCATTGCAGCTGACGAAGGTGCACTGTTAGGTGCAGTACGTGACCAAGGACAGGAAGGCAGCTGCGTAGGCCACGGGTGGCAAGGGTTTGCGGCTTGGCTATTCCGCAAGTTCGGTCCGTACACTACAGCAGTACCGGAGTTTAGCCCGCAAGACATTTACTACCTAGTACGCCAGCTCGAAGGTACCTTACCCAATGATGCCGGCGGCATGGTGCGTACCGGTGCTAAGGTACTAAATAAGTTTGGGGTGTGCCCAGAAGTTGACGATGCTTATGGGCCAGCCACATTAAACACACCACCCAGTCCACAAGCTGTAGCAGATGCGATTAAGTACAAGGGTGGAGCATATCACACACTGCCTACTTTAGGCGATATGAAAGGGTGCCTAGCCAGCGGCTACTGCTTTGTCGATGGCATTGATGTTTTTAATTCCTTTGAAAGTGATGCCGTAGCCAGCAGTGGTGAAGTACCTATGCCTGCCAGCACTGAGCAGTCGCTGGGCGGCCATTGTACGCTTACCTTTGGCTACGATGACAAACACCAAAACCTTGATGGCTCACAAGGTGCACTGCACAAACGCAACAGCTGGGGCAGTACGTGGGGCCAAGGCGGTGACTTCTGGCTGCCGTACAACTACGTTAACCAGTACCTTAATGATGCTTGGGTACTACATCTTGGCCCGGCTTGGCACTAGGGTCTATAAGTTGCCGCATGGTAGGTGGTGGCCAGCCATGCGGCCCGGGGCACAGTGTGCGGGGCACGCAGCATCCCCACTGTGCCCTGCAAACTAAATCCACCGTAAAAACAACAAAGGTCGGTAGGCACTTGCCCGATGTACTGGGGGAGTGCCTACTGGCCTTTATTCGTTTGTGCTCTAGCTTACGGTGTTCTGTGCTGCGGCTTAGGTTTCATCAACTCACCGCTGGCCACTTCAAACAACTTGTCAAGGTAGTGGCGCGCCTTATCCAAGTCCTGCACACCGTTCTTATCACGCCAACGCCAAAGATACTTCGTAATAACGCCTTCAATATACGGAAAGAATTTGTAAATATCCCAGTGCTGCAGCGTGCCACCACAATGTGGGCACTGCACTGCGTTGTCTTGGTAGTGCGTACCGCCTACCTGCCATGCATTAGCACTGCGAGCCACAGCAGCAAGCTGGTCGTCATCAATGGCATCCTTAACATCTTTGGGTACTGCTAAGGTTGCGACTGTTGCTGTTGCTACCACCGGTTGCTTTGCTTCTGCTAGCACCTCCCACTGTGCTCCTTCACTGCCAGTCCAACGACGTATTTTGCGGCTGCAAATTACACAGGTAGCGTATACGTAGCCACTACCACCCTTATCTACGTCTTTACCGGGTGTGTGCATGTGTGTCACTGTCATTACGTTGTAGCCTCCTCCCACAGTTGCAGCACTGCTTTAACAACTGCGAGCTCCGTCTCGTTAGGGGTTATGGTTTCACGCAGGATGAGTAAGCCAATGTTTAAAGGCTAGCTCTACGTAACGGTTACCAAGGCTGCGCTCGTGCACACACTCCAGCATACCGGCTAACTTATTGGCCAGAGCCAGCGTGCGTCTTTCTGCGGATGTAAGTGCACGATCAAAGTACATGTGTGCGTTATCTTTGTGCCCTGCGCGCGCTACGTACTTCACTACGTTTCCCAGACAGAACCCAAGCTGCCAGTTTTCCTGAACGAAAGCGCGAACCAGCTTCGATTCGCGCTTCCGAGTTAGCTGCTGAGAAGGCTGGAAAGCCAATCGATCACGGTTTGATCAGCAGTATGTTCTACTTTGCCAAGCTTGAACGTACCACTCTCGATGACTTCGCGGATCTGCTCCTTGATCGAACGGCGAGTCTTCTTGTCACCAGCAGCGGCCACAGTGCTACCCTTCACTGCTCCGCCCTTTGATTTGGCGATCACTGCACGCTGGTTCTCCGCGTCCAGTTTGGCGATAGCGCTCGCAGCGGTCTCTTTCAACCGGCCATTCAAAATAGCTGCCTCTGCTTCCGGGGTCAGCGTTGCCAGTCCCAAACGCTTCTTCACGAAGCGCAGCGCTTCCTTCCCAACCGTCTCGTCTTTCGCTGCGTCGGGGAAGTAGATCGCCGCGACCTGCTGCTCCGTCAGGTTCCACTTGTGAATCAGCTTGGCGATGTTGTGAGCATCGTCCAACAAGGAAGTGCCGTTGCGAAAGCGGTTCTCTGCGATGTTAGCGACGAAGCCCTCCATCTCCGAACACTGCACGTAAGTGCAGCGCATCTGTAACTTGACGGGAAGCAACTTGCGCTTGTTGATTTCGCTCACCGCGCGCCAGCGGGAGAATCCCGCGACCAGGACAGGCGTTCCGCCATCGTTGCGTACCGTCACCGGCGAAATCTGACCGTTGCGAGTAATGTCTTCGATCAAACATTCCACGTCGGGGAGTTCGTGGCGACCATTGAGTTCAGGTTTAATTTTGATGTCTTCGGGATAGAAACGATACTCCGAAGTGCGGGTGCATTTTGCGTTCCATTGCACTGCCATAAAGAACTAGTCTCCTTAATCTTTTTAGCTGTTGTACAGGTAGCCGAAGCGGCTGCCCCGTAGTTCGTCGTTTTTGTCTGCTTTGGGGCGTTGCGATGCTGGTTCACCGCTAGTGGCATTCTTCGCGGCCTTAGCAGGCTTCTCAACCATAGCAGGCTTCTCAACCATAGCAGGCTTCTCAACCTTAGCAGGCTTCTCAGCCTTGGCAGGTTTGGTGGCTTTGCTGCCCTTGGCAGCCGGGGCATTAACACTGGCAAACTTCGCCGGTTTGTTCTTCGCTTCAACGCTCTTGGTAGCCATGTTTTGTAACTCCTCGTTTTCAAGTATTAAAATCAGTTGTGTTTTTGCACGCAAAGAAATTGTAGCTTGGTCGTTCATAGGGTGCAACAACTTTTCTGCAGCATCCAATATGCTACTACCCACTACGGGCTGTAGATTCAAAGCCTTGATGGTGTCGTTGGGCATGTCCACTAGCTCCACCTGAAAGCCCTTGTTCACTACCAGCATTGCGCCGTCTTTGCTTTGGCCTACGCGCAAGTAGGCCACACCGTTAATGTCTCGGTACACTTGGTACACGTTAACGTCCACCCTAGTGGCAGGCTTACGCGGCACCACTTGCGTTTCAGGCTCCGGTTCGGGCTTAAGCTGCCCCGCAAATGGGCGGCACTCTACAACGTGGTCGCCCACTACCAGCAACCGCTGCTTAGCGGTTTGCTGCGCGGCTGCAACCTTGGCTTGCAGGGCCGCTGCTTTCTCAGCGCGTTTCTGTGCTGCCTTACTTACGGTAGGCGCAGTAAGTATAGAAGGCAGCAGCATTCCAGCCCCTATCTGTGGGTACTCAGGCAGGAAGTCTTCAACTATATCAGGACCAAGTATTTCGTGTGTAACCTTTGGTACGGGCTTTGTAGCTTTGGCTAGCAGCTTAGCTGCCTTAGCTGCCTTAGCTGCCTTAGCCGGTTTGCCGCTGCGCTGTGCGGCCTGTATGCGCTTGGCTGCGGTGGCACTGTGTGGGCTAGCCATGCTGCACCGCCTTGCATTCCTTGGTGTGCGCACCACTGCCACCGCAGCAGGGCTTGGTAGTACGGTTAGGCGCATACACCGGCTGTGCGCTTACCGTGGGGCTGCTGTGGCGCACGGCGGAGCATAGCTTGCGCTTTTCAGTAGCTAGGGCCACCGGTACATTCTCACAGGGCCATACGGCTTGGTTGGGTGGTATGGCATAGGTGGCTTCCGGGATGCTTATAGCTTCCGGGATGCTATAGCTACCGGGGCACTGTGCACTGGCAACCGTGTGCATGGCCAGCACGTGCACTCCGCCACCATGTTGTAGGACTACAATGCCGCCACGCTGGCAACTATTGCAGGTACCCCGCGTGTTCGGTACTACGGGCAGGCTGTTTGCGTAAGGCATTATGCAACTTAGCAACACTAAGTTTGTGTGCTGTAACACACTCATTAATTGTATATTTTCCAACCACTTAGCAGCGTAACTATCTGCGTTGCAACACGCAAGTTCACCTGCCCTACTCACACCGTAAAACCAATATCGCCGGAGCAGCCGAAGCAGCCGGAGCAGTGGTAGCAGTCGGAGCAGTCGGAGCAGTCGGTGCAGTCGGAGCAGCCGAAGCAGCCGGAGCAGCCGGAGCAGTCGGAGCAGCCGAAGCAGCCGGAGCAGTGGTAGCAGTCGGAGCAGTCGGAGCAGCGGTAGCAGCCGGTGCAGTCGGAGCAGTCGAAGCAGTCGGAGCAGTCGGTGCAGTCGAAGCAGTTTTTGAGGCTATCAAGCGCCTTCTGTGCCGCTTCACGCGACCCCCAATAATCAATGGAGCAGCGGTTATTGTTTGCGTCGGTAATCCAAGTTTTAGTTGCCATCTGATTGCCTCCTGATGTCTGCATAATGCTCCCACGCCATCACTCTGTCATCCCCCGTTCGTACCCACTTTGATATTTATTTCAGGAGAGGCACCACGATGCGTACTTCGCTCATGCCATCAACTCCATTTCATCGCAAATCCGCTTGTAGGCCAGAGGGGTTAGATCGTTTGTATGCTCGAAGCCTTCCCGGCCCAGGGCGTCGGTCAGCCATGTGTCCGATATACCCTTTGAACTCTTGATGGCGTATAGCCGATTGATCTGCCTCGTGGTTATCCCGCTCTTGCGCTCGTTTTGGGTAGCAGGCTCGGAGTCCGGATTTTCCGGCTTGCGCACAGTGAGCACGTCAACCAGGGTAAAGAACAGTCCCGGCTTGGAGACAACCAGCGGGCGGACGCGCAGGTTCACCAGCCAGTCAATCTTCTCGGCCAGCCGGCCTGAATCATTCGGAGATAGCACATAGGCATCGGCTTCGCCCTCAGCAGTCAAGGTGTGGATGGTGTACCAGATACCCTTCTCGCTCTGCTTCTCGGCGGTTATGACTCCAGCCAGAGTTACAGTATTGTCTTGCTTGGTGGCGCTGTGGAGTTCGCCTGCTTCCTCGTCGCCCGGTGCGTCGTGTTCGGGATCGTCCTTCTCGTCAGGGATCAGCCCCAGGCCTCGCAGGAAGTATTTCAGAGCTCCGGTCTTGGCCTTCCAGATAGCCTTATCGCCAGAGTCGCGGGCCGTGCCGTAGGCGTCCAGCGAAATACTCGTGGTTCCGTCTGTTACCCGGAACTCGATTTGGATGCGAACCTCGAATGCCTTACGAGGCTTGTTGTCCCGATCTGGAGTGAGTTCGACCTCAAGGTATTCGGGCTCATGTTCGTGTTGGAGGATGACAATTCCCCGGCCAAACAGTTCATGCCGGATCGCCTTGGCAATATCTGCTGCCTTGACGTACTTGTAGCGTTGGGCGTCGTTGTGGCCCTTCTTTTCGACCCCTCCAACCGCATCGCAGGCTTCGGCAAGTTTCTGAATCAGGTTAGTGGGCTGTGTCGTTTGGTCTTCCACGGAACGCCTCCTCCAGTTTTCGTAGCTCGTCAATATCGGCCACGATGATTTCTTGCCAGAACTTTTCGATAGCGGCTTGCTGCTCCTCGGCTTGCTCGAACCAGTGACGCTCGATTCCGGTCATTCCACTTTCTCGTATGCCTGTGTCAGCCATGGCTTACTCCTTTCCTGCCAGCAAGATAGATGAGACAGCGAACCCCACGGTGGTGCCGCACAGCAGGCCGATCACGAACACGATAGCGGTGTAGGCGGTCATGGCTTAGGCTCCGTGAATACGTGAATGAACGGCTTGATCGGCTCGGTATGGCACTCTTCCCACCAAGTGAGCGGCTTGATCGGTTGAGCTACGATATGCTCGGAATCCATCTTGTCGCGCCACTTGTAAGCCATGTTGAGCAGCGCAGCGTAGAGTTCCACCGCTTCGGATTCGTTGGCCGCCACATCGACGAGATGGCCGCTTTGTACCGTTGTTGCTGGAACTCCGATCTCGTGTTTTTCCAGCACGATCGTGAGGGTGAATTTCGGTTTCATATCAGGACTCCTCATCTTCCGGCTCGGCCATGGGTAGGTTGCTCCAGTTGCGATTGCTGTCAAACTGAGGGGCGCCTTCGTCAGCGATGACTGCAAGCTCGTCGCAGTCGCAGTCATCCAGGTACTTGCCGCATTCTTCGCATTTCTCTTGGTCGATCACAGTTTTCTCTTTTTTGCCCTGTATCGGCGTATCAGTTCCCGGTTTTTGCATCTCAGGCTGCAATAGCGTTGCCACCAGACTCTCGGCTTGTATCGCTCCTTGCAACCACCTGCTTGACAACGTTTCATGCAATCAGATTACTACAACCCAACCGTTTGTAAATCCCTATTTCGTGCTAGTTGCGTTGGTTACTAGAGTGCCGTCCAAACTTGGCCAAGAACCGCCGGGGCTCGGCCTCGCAACAGGACACCGTTTCCAGACTGCCAGCATCAGCCTGAGACACTTCGGGCAGCGCTACATGCGGCATCAGAATCCATCCTTTCCCGGCGCGGCTTCCTTGGAATGAGAGAGGGCAGCGCGTTGCTCTTCGCAGTCAGAACAGTCTTTCCAAAACTCTGAATGGGGTCTACCGAGGCTTTCTCGGCATACGGGACACTCCATTTTAGCCAAGTGGCTGGTGAGCGCAGCTACCTGGGACTCCGCTGCCGCAAGTTTGGCAATCATTCCAGCGTTGAACTCGTACTGTCGGTCGCGCTCCGACTCCGCGGCCTCGGCTCGTGCATTCGTCCCAGCTACGTCGGTGATGCTTAGGGCGGGGCGCTTCTCGCAGAGATCGCATAAAACTTTCGGTTCGGACTCTTCCTCGATCTCGTCGTCATCGTTCATTGCGTTTCTCCTTTTCAGAAATCCCCAGCAACAGCGTCAGCGTGACCCACTGTTGCGCCAGCAACTCTACCATCTCCCCGACTGCCACGGGATCATCGGTATCATCCGCTAGCTGGCGGAGCGCCACCGCCTGCGAGATGGCCTGATACCTCTCCCAGAGCCGGCGCGTTTGCTCCACAGCTTTCCGCACGGCCGCTTCGTCCTTCTGCGCTTGTGTTCGGTTATCACACATCGGATTTGCATTTGCATTCGGAGCAGTCGGAGCAGCGGTAGCATTCGGAGCAGTCGGAGCAGTCGGAGCAGCGGTAGCAGTCGGTGCAGTCGGAGCAGTCGGAGCAGCGGTAGCAGTCGGTGCAGTCGGAGCAGCCGAAGCAGCCGGAGCAGTGGTAGCAGTCGGAGCAGCCGAAGCAGCCGGAGCAGTCGGAGCAGCGGTAGCAGTCGGTGCAGTCGGAGCAGTCGGAGCAGCGGTAGCAGTCGGTGCAGTCGGAGCAGTCGGTGCAGTCGGAGCAGTCGGTGCAGTCGGAGCAGTCGGAGCAGTTTTTGAGGCTATCAAGCGCCTTCTGTGCCGCTTCACGCGACCCCCAATAATCAATGGAGCAGCGGTTATTGTTTGCGTCGGTAATCCAAGTTTTAGTTGCCATTGTAGTTACGCCTCCTTAACCGAAACAAATATAACGCCTGCACGTGCAACAGTGCAAGAGAAAAATAAATCTTTATCCACAATGCTATCAACAACTTAGCAACACTAAATTTGCGTGTTGTAACACGCTCATTAGTTGTATGTTTTCCAACCACTTAGCAGCATAACTATCTGCGTTGCAGCACGCAAGTTCACCTGCCCTTGGCGTACTCCCAACGTAAACCATTATCGCTGGAGCAGCCGGAGCAGTCGGAGCAGTCGGAGCAGCGGGTGCAGTCGAAGCAGTCGGAGCAGTCGGAGCAGTCGGAGCAGCGGTAGCAGTCGGAGCAGTCGAAGCAGTCGGAGCAGCGGTAGCAGTGGCAGCAGTCGGAGCAGTCGGAGCAGCAGTAGCAGTGGCAGCAGTCGGAGCAGTCGGAGCAGTTTTTGAGGCTATCAAGCGCCTTCTGTGCCGCTTCACGCGACCCCCAATAATCAATGGAGCAGCGGTTATTGTTTGCGTCGGTAATCCAAGTTTTAGTTGCCATTTCTGCTTTCTCCTTAACCGCACCAACCAAGCTCATCTACCCTTAGCATACTCACGCAGTGCATCCAACAGGCCGCGCTGCGTTTTGTTCTTGCTATGCAAGCGTCGCAACTTTACTTCGTCTACCGTACGGCGCGCCACAAAGTGGTGCACCCAAACAACTTTATTCTTGTTGCCCTGCCTGCGAACGCGCTGTATAAACTGGTCATACAGTTCAAAATCCCAAGTCATGGTGAAAAATGCTACGTGGTGGCACGTACCGTGCTGTAAGTTAAGCCCGTGCCCCATGCTTTGCGGGTGGCCCGGTAGCACGGCTATTTGATCGGTGTTCCATAGCTTCTCAATTGCCATGCTTTCTGGCATGCTTACACCGCTACCCAGGTACGGCACAGGTTCCTTTTTGTGGCCCTGCAACAACTTTAAGATGCGCTCTAGATCGTGGTTGTATTCGTAGGCTAGCAACAGCGGGCTTCCCTGCAGTTCGTCGATCAAGTCCTGCAGTGCTTCTAGCTTAGCATTGTGTACTAACTCCCACTTACGCTTACCGCAGAATACAGGCTGCGTAGGGTCAAGCATGTGGTACAGCGCACCGCTGGCTACTTGGCAACACTTGTTGAGCGCACTACCGCTATTGGTAGCCGTAACAATGGCACCGCTGCGCAACTCAGTAATCATGTCTTCTTCTAGTTCGTCGTATACCTTACGTGCATTGGCAGACAAGTCAACGCGAATAATATTGGGCTCCGGCTTAGGTACCTTTAAGTAGTCCTCCGCGTCTAAGCGCAACACCAACGGCTTTAGCACCTTGTGTATCCGCTCTTCAGCGCCATCCTGCAGCTTCCACGTGTAACCGCCGTACCCGGTAGGGTAGAAATACTGTTGACGATAGTGTGTTATGTACTGCCCCAACGCTGCACCTAAATCCAGCAGGTACACTTGCCCAAACAAATCAAGGTAGCCGTTAGAGTTGGGGCTGCCAGTAAGTATCCACCGCCAGTCAAAAGTTTTCAGCGCGGGCTTAAGCAGCTTAAACCTACGGGTGTTGCAATGCCGAAACTTACTGCTTTCATCAATCGTTAATACCTGCGCTCCCAGCTGCTTCAAGCGGCCTTCGCTCATTAGCCAAGGCAACCCTTCGGGATTAATAATGTACACGTCGGCGTCCTGCTCCAGTGCAGTCTGCATCTGGCGCTGCCCGCCGTGCAGTATGCTATAACGCAGATGGGAAAAATTCTGCCACTCATCTATCTCCGCAGGCCATACAAGGTAGCATGGCCGCAGCGGTGCTATAACTAACATTCGCTTAACCATACCTTCTTGCCGTAACACGTCAAAGGCTTTAAGGGTAATACTAGTTTTGCCCATTCCGGGATCAAGGAAGAGTCCGCTTGCCCTTTGCCCTAGCAGAAATTCCACACTCGCCCGCTGATAACCGTGTGGCCTCCACAGCTTGGGTACCTGCTTTGCAGGCTGCCGCCCACTGGTCAATAACTCGACAACCTGCTTCTCTAGAATCGCACGACGCAACTGCATAGCCTGCCTCCCGTAGTTTACTAATTGTGTGCTGCTGCAACAGTTCGGGCTTCTTACCCCTACGCTTGAACTCTATCAGCAGTGGCACACCACCCTTGGCGTAGAACAACCTGTCGGGCTGGCTGCGGCGGCCCATCAAGTTTAGCTTTATGCTTTCCCAGCCGTAGGTGCGTAAGGCATAGGAAGCAACGTGGCTTTCCACGCCTGCTTCCTCTTTGTGTGCCATGGCTCGCTTAGCGGCACGGTTGATGGCTACCCAGTTAGTCATTTCACTACACACTCGTTAGGCGGTGGCGGTAAGCTACTGTGAGACTTAGCCCATGCAGAATCAATACACCATTGCTCGTTTCTAACCCGGTTTGTAACCGTGGCTACAAAATAAGCACGGTGCCAGCCTACGGCAAACAAAGTCAATAACGCCCCGGATATAAACCCGACTAAAATTTGCATGGTCCTCCATTATCACGGCGGAAATGGCACCACTTGCAGTAATGCCCCGGGCACGGCGCAAACCGCGTATCCTGCAGCATGTTGGCAGTGCGGTCTACCCACTCCTGCTTAAGCCGGGGCAAGTCCTTAAATGTGTACACAACGTCGCCGCCACGCGCCACACCCGCATCTAGATACCAATGCTCCGCTACTACTTCTGTAGCCCATAGGTACTTAAGCAAAGCTCCAAGCGCGTATAGGTCGCGTTGCCAGCCATGGTCAGGTTCATGCTCCTTGCCTGTCTTGTGATCAACAATGTGCACCTTAGTACCCTGCAAAGTGTGCGCGTCCACTTTAATACGCAGCCACGCGTCCTTAGCAAACCAACTTACCTCTTCCCACTTACGATTAAATGCCCACTGCTGCTCTACCAGTGCCTTGGCTTTTCTAAGCGCGGCAAACTCCTTAGGAAACTGTTTACATCTTTCGGGCAGTTTCTTTAACTTGCCAGTGGTGTAGTCCTCCGCTTGTTTATGGGCTAGCGTACCACCAGCCATGGCTTCGTTATCCGGCTCTTTCAACTTGAGCACATGCTTGTACTTTGCCAGCGCTGGGCACTTGTGGTAATCCATATACCGGCTGAAACTCCAAGCCAATATTTTCTGCAGTACGGGTATGACCAATTTACTTACTCTCCTTTTCTTCTATGCTAAAAATACGGCCAGGCTCAGTGTGTACTACACAGCCCTGCTGGTTAAGTACTTCACCTACGTCACGGTGCACCTGCTCGCCATCTGTACTAACGTCCACACCTGCATAGGGCACAACTTCTACAGTTAGGTCTAGCAGTTCATCTAGTGCAGCGTCCTCTTGACTTTCTACCAGCTGTGCAAGTATTTCCTCGATACCCCGCACTCGCGGCTGGTAACTGTGGTCCCCAGTAAAGCAAGCCCCAGTTTGGTAGTGGTTGCCCTTACGAGGCTTACCGCAGTGTACGCAGGGAGCATCTGGTGGCTCTGTAACGGCCTGCTGTGTGCCGATACCCTTACCGGCCTCAGCGAGCTGTGCAGCGGCGTTCTGCCGTTGCTGCAGTTCCAGCACCCACGGCTGCGCAGCCAACCTACGCGGTGCCTTGTCTAAGCTAACGGTTAAGTAAGCAGCCAGCGGTACCCAACGGCCTGCCAGGAGCTTAGTCTCCGGTTTGTACTGCCACCGAATTACTTTAAGCTGCTCGCCCTTGGTTGCTTCTACAGTTGTGCAGAACATACTATGCCTCCATCTTGGTTAGATGACCCCAGTCATTACCAAACTTTCCCTCCGAAAGCATTGGCAAATCGAACTGAATACTTTGCATTACTTCACGCAGTAGTTCCATCTCCAGCTTAAAGCGCTTCTTGGCCATGCTGCTGTTAATTTCGTCGTGCACACTTACCAACATACGTGCCTCGCGCTTAGGGTGTTCGTCGTACCGTATCAGTGCCTCCTTAGTGCAATCTCCGGCGCTACCTTGAATAAGGTAGTTCATCAGCTTGTAGTCAAACGTCATTACTCGGCCATACTTCTTCACAAACTTAGGCGGCTCTGTATAATACTCTCTGCCGCCCCAAGTACGTATAGCCAGCCCGGCCCGGCCCGTAGCCTTAATGTCAGCTTCTAATGTTTCGTAACCGGGTAACGCTTGCATCATGGCCGCTACTACCAGCTTGGCCGTGGGCATATCACAGCCCAACGCGGCTGTTAGCGCAGGCCACCCACCGCCGTATATTTTCTGAAACACAAACTGTTTAACGCGCAGGCGTATAAAGTCGCGCTTCACCTTTTCCAAAATCATGCTGTGCACCAACCCGTGCACGTCCAGCTTAGGATCGGCTAAGTACGCCTGTAACAAAGCACCATCTTCAAAGTGGGCCAGTATGCGTAGCTCCTGCTGGCTATAGTCGCGGTGGCCCCATACCTCGCCCTTATCGGGCAGCAGGTAGCTGCGCATAAGCGGTAGCGGTGGTACGTTCAAAAACTTAGGATGTACAAACCCATCACCACGGTCTTCAAACATCTTCGGTATATTCTGGAAGTTAGGCGTGCTGCTTAACCGCCCGGTACGCGCCCCGGCCATGTTCTCATTACCGTGCGTCTGCCTTACTTGGTTCCAACTGGTGTGTATAAACCCGTCGGTGGCCCGCGCCTGCTCCAGCCATGGAGTAAAGAACATACTCAGGCAAGTCTTAAGCCGCGTGCGGTAACCGTATACGCTGGCCACTTTAGCATTGTTGAACATGTCCAGTGTCATGTTCTTCTTAGCTACGCTGCGTTGGCCCTGTGGGTGTCCCTTAGTGGGTTTGGTGTACACCCACTCTGTAACCGTGCCGCTGGCATCCAAGGCATTACCCACGTCTTTATCAGCATCCAGGTTAAGCCCCGGCACACCTAGTGTCTTACGCAGCCAATTATCAGCCTTTTCCAAGGCCGCACAGTACACAGCGTAGTCACACTCCATGCGCGGCAAATCTACACGTATACCTTCTTGCTCATTGCGCAGCAGTATAGGCATTAAATGCCGCTCACGGTCGTAAGCTTCTAGCATCCCACGTTTACTTATGATGGGGTACAGGTGCCTAAACAGTTTCTCAGTGCTGCGTACATCGCCCTGCAGTGCGTAACGGCCTACTAAGCTGCCCGGTGCACGCGCAATGTAAGCACCGGCCTCGCTAGGCTTGCGCTTGGCTGCCGGTATGTTGGTGGTTATCCATGTGTGCAAAGCATCCCGCTCGCTGGGCTTTATACCCAGCAAACGCTGGGCACTGGGCTTAAGGCTCAGGCTAGTGGCGTGCGGGTTCTCAAGGAACAGCAAAAACAAAGTATCATGTATGCGCTCCCAACTAGGCACCGGCAAGCCCATATGCGTGGCTGCTACATCGGTATCAAACTTACCGTTTTGGAACAACAGCGGTTCACCACTACGGTACGCATCACACAGCACCTTTTGCGCATCCGCCTTGGTACAGTTATTATCACTGTCGTGTGCCCAGCTGTAGTACTTGTTAATTTTCTGTGCAGACCACTTAATGGCAACCCCTGCGGGCTTGGGTGGGTACTGCGGTCTGCGCTCAATGGCCTCAGTTTCAAAATCCAGAACTATTGGTTTAGGAACAGACATTGTTTACTTTTTGGTGCGCTTTACGCAGCTTTTCCCTATATGCTTTGTTAGCCCAGCGTTTCTTAGTTGCTGCACCTATACGATTCTTAGCCGAC